TCTGTTGTTGCTGTTGTCAAAGGCCCAGGAGCAATTGTATCTACTGGAGCAGTTGTATCTGTTGTTGCTGTTGTCAAAGGCCCAGGAGCAATTGTATCTACTGGAGCAGTTGTATCTGTTGTTGCTGTTGTCAAAGGCCCAGGAGCAATTGTATCTACTGGAGCAGTTGTGTCTGTTGTTGCTGTTGTCAAAGGTCCAGGAACAGTTGTATCTACTGGAGCAGTTGTTGCTGTTGTTAACGGCCCTGCGTCTTGAGCTGGCGGCGGCGCTGTCTGACTTAATATTGTTCCGTTTAATGAATTAACAACCTGCGTTGTGCCGTCGGCAAAGGTTTCAGTAGTTGTACCGTCACCATTATCAATCGCTGTATTCAACGCCGCGGTTGGCTGTGTAAACGTCGGCACGGCGGTAGTTGGTGTAGTTGATGTTGTTGATGCTGCTGTCTTTGTGTCTGGATTTGTAGTTGTTGACTGCAATTCCTGCGGCGCTGTTTGTGCTTGTATTTTTGATGCCGCTGTCAACGCATCAGTTGCAGTTTGTCCACTAGCTAACGCAGCATTATAGGCGTCCTGTGCTTGAGGGCTCATTGCATCAACGCGTGCTTGTATGCCAGCATCTGTTGAATCTTGTGTGCTTAAGCTACTTACAAACTTACTATACTCTTGTGTTAAGTTTGTATTTGCACCTTGTAACGAAGTATTTAAATTAACTACCTGAGTACCAACGGTTGTTAAATCTGTGCTTAACTTTTGTAGCTGGTCGTAGTTAGTTGTTAATGTATCGCTAGCTGTTTGATACTGGGGCAATAACGTATTGTATGTGTTTGCCGCAGAGGTCATTGCGTCTACCTGCTGTTGCAAATACGTTTGATCTGGGTTACTTTTTGCAGCCTCTGTTTCGTAGTTACTCTTTGCTGTGTCATAAGAGTTTACTGTGGTATTTAATTTGTCAGCTAAGTTTTGTGCGTCGGTTTGGTTTTGTTGAACCGTGGCATCTAAACTTTTTGCTTGTGTTTGGGTAGAGTTGTAATTATCTACGGCACTGCTTAAATTGTTTGTTAGACTAGTGACAGTATTGTAGGCATCGCTCAATCCAGCCTTAGCTGATCCATACACTAATGAGTTAGCTATTGCTTGACTTACATCTCCACCGGACACTGCAGCATTTACACCCGCGCCAACAGTTTGCCCAATAATCTTATTGGCTGTTTGGCCCAAATCACTAATTTGACTTTGAGATAGGGCAGAAGACAATGCACCACTAACGGCACCACTCAACGCTCCGGTTAATGGATCTTTGCCCTGCAATACAGCATTAACCATGCCGCCTAAAGATTGTCCTGTCGCAGAAGTCAATGTCTGTGCAACTTCCGGCGGTAAATTCTGCGTAATACCCTGTAAAACTTCAGTAGAATTTAAACCTGATGCTAGTCCTGCGCTTAACCCAGCAACAATACCAGATGTCGCAATTTGACTGACGTCACCACCATTAATTGCCGTTACGGCTGCACCGGATATAGCAGCCGTTGTGGCTGACGATACAGCATTGAACGCTGCGGCATTTAATGCACCAGAACCTAAATCAACTACACCTTCACCAGCGGCCACGGTTAACGCGTCACCCCCCAGTATGCCCGCAGCTGCTATATCACCAAGTCCGCCAGTGGCAAATGTAATAGCAGCCATCTCAATAACCGGTAGTGGGTTTTTAAGAATAGACTGAATAGCATTGCCAATACCACTGACAATGCTACTAAAAGCATTACCAATGTCGCTAAATATCTTATTTATGCCACCCATTATTCAGTCACCGTAATATGTATGCCTGATTTTATAGGTGTAATAGAATAATTTAAACCCGCCTTTTTTAAAAATGGCTCTATGTCTGTTTTAATTGATGTTATTTCTAACGTATGGAGCCCTGCTTTTTGCAGACCAAGGTTAAAATGTTTTAGGCTTTGTACAAATGCCTGCGGTTTATCGGCTGAAAACATAATACCTTCTGCGGTACCGTCCCGATGATTATCAATAAACAACAAGCTATCGTTATGTCGAAGAACCCTGTAGTTAGGCTGCTGAACCATCTTAAGGATTGCAGCGTACGCCTTTTTAGGGTTCATGTTCATCTTATATTTTTTAATATCTCCGGCAATAATGTCGTATTCACTCATTCTGTTTTTAGAGACGTGCGACAACCCACTCGAAGGTGTGGTATTAGATAAAGGTGAAGTATTTGCGGTCATATATTCTATCTCTATTAATGCAAAAAATAGGCAAAAACGCCCTTGTTAATGGCTTGGGCCGTTAATTGCCAACGCTAAATCACTAGCCCACTCTTGCCACGTTTCATAATTTTCCGGCCTTTGTACCGGATACGCACTAAAGGTTGGCAGGCTAACAATATGCGCCGCAATCTGCTGCCAGTTATCTTCTGTTCCCTCCCCAATGGGCTCTTGACCATACAGCAGTATAAAGTTACCATTCCATTCCTCAAACGTCATATAGTTTGGATTTAATGGACACTGCTGAATAATTTTATTCGTCATGGCCTTTCATCACCAAACTCACAAGTAATAATATTACGACCCATCTCAAAGTTGCCGTCAATCTGATTAGACACAAATTGGAGTCGTATCATCCTGTACTCTACACGTAAGTCAATTTTACCAATTGTGTCATCAAAATAATAAGGGCCAGATGTTTGGGAATCAACATCATCGTCGGCAAACTTACGACCTAAGATGTTCATGGCCAGCGTGCCGGTCTGTAAAAAGTTTGGTTCAAAACGGCGTATGTGCATACGACGGTTGACGCCCTGTAAGTTATCACCACCAGGTGTGCCACCAATCCAACTAATATCACTGGTAGTAATGCTTGAATAAATTGCCTCAGTTGTGTTTGCAGTTACCTTATTAACACCAAACTCATGCTGCCAGATATTGTAGCCGCCGCGAACAGAGTATACTTCAGCGCCATAAACAATGGCTGGGTTGAAGTTAATCGAGCAGGTAACTAATGTAACCCCTGGCGTGCCGATGGTTGTGTTGTAAATATTTGTGCTGGTAGTGATTAAATAATTTGTAGCCACTCCATTATTAAAAAACGAGACGTAACTACCCGGGCTAAATAAACCGGTCTGGTTACCGCTTAGATAAAATTGGTTAGCCGCGGGCGCAGCCTGACCCGTTGGTGGAGCAATAATTTGGTACGCCACACTATAAACCGGCGTGTAGTTCCAATCTATCCATATAGGTGTTGGTAATAATTCGGTTGTATAACCACAAGATCTTTGTGCACCAACTGCCGATCCTGCGTCATACCAGATCTTATCTTTTACGTTATAGATAATGGCATCGGTACACTCAGTTGCTGTACCCCGTGGATAAAAAAACCAAATCTCGTTATACCTTGGAACTTTGGTAGCCCAAACTTTTTGACGTTCTACAAAGTTGATGTTATCAAACAACCAGTTTACGTTCTTGTCATTGGCTAGTACCTGCACACCACCACCGGCAAAGATATAAAATCTATCTACACCCATCCAAAAATATGCCCCATCCATCTCAACAATTGCGTTAGATGACATGATAGAGATTTGGCTAGAAACAATGTCGTAGTTCCAATAAATAGGCGCGTTAGCCGCAGTAAACGAAACACGAATTAAACTATCTGTTGCCCAGAATAGACCGGAAGGTGAGTTTGTACCACCACGAACCGGTATACCCTTAATAATTTTAGAACCAGATACGTTTGTCTGGTTTGCTAATGGGCCGTTCCAGTCATATAAATTTTGTGTTGGGTATGTCAGTGTTGTTGTCTGCGTACTGACGTTATTGTTAGCAATGTATCCATGCGACCCATATACAAATATAAATGGATACAAGACACAGACACCACCGTCTACACTAATTGGTTGATATGTTGGGTACTGTCCTGCACTATCCGCAAGTCCCGAGAACGTCCAAGTATCACCATTTGTAGTCGGTGTTATGTTACCAATCAATACCTGTGATGGGACGCCGTTATCAATATTAACTAAGTTATAACCTGGGTGCGCTAGAATTTGTAACTGGCCACCCTGTGAGTTGTATATAGTATCAAACTGCCAATCTAAACGATAGGGCCCATTATTTGGATCTGGGGTAAACACCGGCGCATTTTCAACCCATGCCTGTGTAGAGGACGGTATGGCACCACTAAACCCAACAACAACACCGGATTGACCAGAGTACCCAGATCCAGTCCAGCCGGAATATGAAACACTAGTTGATGTATATGTTGTTGCTGTACCGGATTGTCCAAATATAAACTTAGTACCAACGGGGAAATAATTAACGCCGCCGGAATATCCAGACTGTCCTGAGTAACCAGATATAAACATCTGAGAGCCCGACGTACCAACAGTTAATGGAACCTGTCCAGGCAAAATGTTTGCTGCAAACGGACCACTGCCGAACGCGTAACTTGTGCCGGTTGTGAATACATCTAGTTCTTTATAATTGCCGGCAAAGATATAGTTAACGCCGTTGTATGGCTGAATAATCATACCACGATAAACACCAGTTAGGCTGCTAAATATTTCTTTATAGCCGCCCATTTTTTTAGCACGCTCACGCTGAAAACGGCACCACACACCGTCTGTAAACTCTTCAGTCTCAAAGACAGTTCCGTCTCGCTTTATACCCGCCTTAATGGCAAGCGTATAAATTGAGTTGTATTGAGCTAAGTTGCTGCCATCATCCGCCATTAAAATGTTCCACCAGAGATAATCGTTGCATTTAATCTAGCGTTAACGTTAACCACTGGCGCAGTTGGGTTTGAATTATTGACATCAATAATCTCTGTACCTCCAACTGTGATACCCAATATTCCGGTGCTCTTTAAAAACAGGCCAGTTGTTGAGTCGTTGGAGAATGAGAATGATGGCACACCAGAGCTTCCATTAGACGCGTAATAGATACCGGTTGATGCAGATGTTAGTGAGTATAAGTTAGTTCCATCACTAAGCACCGTTAAAATTTGACCAGCAGATAAAACTAAGGCCGTTGCGGAGCTGCCGGTACATTTAAAGTTAATGTTGTACCCTGTTTGGTTTGTGTTATTAACCAGAACATAAAGCTGTGTGATAGCTGGTAGGGTTACGTTAAGTGTTTGTGTTCTTGTGCCAGACTGAGCAATATAGGTCTGAATGATTGGGGCATAGGCAACAAGGCTTAATGTGTTACCAGAAATATTATCGACGTCGTATGTTGCGGAATTAAATGTAACTGAAGCTGGCGCAACCCAACCAACTGTAATAAATCCACCGCTTACAGAGTCATACATAATAAACCCGGAGTCACCTGGGTTTGTAGCAATTGTTGCACTACCATTAATTAATTCAGGTGATGTAGGGGTGAAATTTAATGTTCCCGTACCACTGTTTCTAAACCCAATATACCAACCAGTACTTAATGACTGCACACTTGGAAGATTTATATTACCAGCACCAGCATTCCAATTATATGTAGCGGCTCTGCTGCTATTAACAATAGATGGCGCTGATGTAATATCAATTACGTTTTGTGTTGTTGCTAACTGACCGTTATATGTTGTTAATCCTAAACCAGCCAGTGTGGCGGCGTCGGCAACAGATGTACCAGCACCAAACGTCACGTTACCCCATGTACCAGCTTGTGTTGTGTTGTTTGTTAAGTAGAAGTATTTAGCTGTACCTACAGGTACGCTAACAGACGCACCACCTAAGTAGTCAGTAATTGTAAACGCATTTGCGCCTAGGTTACGAAAAAGAATATCTGTACCAAGGGCCCCCTGTGAGGCGTCCGGCAGTAAAATAGATAAACCCGTGGCGGTTGCCGCGCAGTCAATAATGCGTGCCGCCACTACCTGCGAACTATTGACCGTAGTTGGCCAGTACAGATTAGTATTTGAACTAAAACTTAATGCTTCATAAGATACGTCCGTCGGTGTTACAACGGTGCCAGTAAACGGTGAGGTATATGTTGGGGTTGTCATGGATTAGGGTTCCTGTACGTTTGTGTTTCTATCAACACGACGCAGGTCGTCTTCTTTCTTGAGCGCGGTGATAGCGTCTGTGTAATATTGTTTCCAGACCGGTAACTTGTCTAGTGCCTTTAAGTAACCTTGCGCTTGCAACAACGTACCAAATAACATCGCCTGCGGTGCTACTGCAGTCCAAAGATTTTGTTGATTTTGGGCATCCAGTGGTTGTATTTCTGCATAATATATAATCTCTACAGGGTAAGATGCATTTGGTAACGGTGCAAACATCCAATTCGAAAAGTCATATTCAGCGTAGTATGTTGGTGCACCTGCACTTGACTCAGATAGATACTGAGACACGTAGTCTTGGCTCCTAAGCAACATAGGCTTGCCGTTAACTTTCATGCTAACCGTTTTTCTCCAGCGAGCAGGTTTGGTTAAGGTTGTTTGATTTGTTGCTAAATTTGTTTCAACTACAACTAACTGAATATACGAACGTAACTCAGCGGCAATAGATGATTCAGTTAGGGCAATCATGCCAGGGATGGCCGCAACAAAGTCTGGATCATTGCGTTCCATATAATCGACAACTTGGTTAACCAACGAATCGAATGTCATAACCACGCTCATTTTATCCACTCACATTCTTTTATATGACTATATTTTGTTTTTCTTTTGCATTCCGGTTTGTTTAACCAGCGCAATAAAGTTATTCGGTTGATGTTTAAATCTCGAACAGCTTTGGCTAAAGAAATATAATACTTACCATTAATTCTACAAGGTTTTTTTAATGGATGATTTTGTTGTAAATGTTCTTTTGCTTCTTTTTTATTTCGGGCTTCAGATATTTTTATACAAGTATCATTTGATCTTTTTTTACCCGTTTGGTCTGGAGGTTTCCCCCCTCCAATTACCAAATTCCATCCGATCAATGGGGTTTTTCTTAATTTATATTCAATTTCGTAACAAAATTTTTCTTTGGATAATAGTATAACTTCTTTAATTAAGTTATCCCACCCATATTTTTTAATAGCATTTTGTAAAATTTTGCTATTTGTTCCAGATTGGTGATCTGCCCAACGTCTTTTTATATCAGTTGAAACACCGATATAACCTTGACTGAACATATCAGTATGGTCTTTATGGCGAATCCAATAGACAGCAGCATTCATCGAGTATAGTAACTATAGTTAGGTTGGAAATATATAGGACTGCGATCCCTATCTTCCTCACTGGCTTGTAAAAATGCTTTTTCCGCCTGTAATTCTAAGTACTGAATGCGTGGCATGTCTACTCCAGGTAATTGCATAGACATGGAATGTGACAACTGTTTTTGAATACAGTTTATCCAACGGTCCGGTACATAGATCTGATTTGTTAACGAACCAACGTCTTGCATTTGAACTTCAACAATCAGCTGGAACATTTGGTAGTTATTATTTGGCACTGGCCATAAATACATTGACGGCTCAATCGTACGATCAAACCAATACTGTAGCGAACGTACAGAAGGAAATTGTTTGTTTGGTAGGTTCCAGTAATCGTCACGATTTAACCGTGCCAATGGGATAACTTGCTGGCTTGTTGAAAATACAATTTGGCGCACAGAGTAGCTTGACGCTACAGTCTCACGCAAACGCCAATAAAGATGTGGCTCGGTTGTTGAAATGTTATAGTATTGCCACTGGTAGTCTGTCATCGTAACAGCTGGGAACTGTTCTTTTAAGAACCAATTAATACCATCGTCACTATACTCAAACGCTAAGTTATATGTTTGTGTTGTGTTCGGTGCGTATGCATTCCAGCCAACGTAATAGACACTCTGTGATTGTTGGTATGTTGATCCGAAGTAATTTTCGTAACCTAAAGTAGACGCCACAGTTGCTAGTGTGGGGCTTAGATCAAACGCCGCTGGCGATGTGGGATTATCTGTCGGTAAGTAAGAAGATGCCTGGATGTTTTGAATATAAACCCAGTTAGCCTCACGAACATCAATTGTAGTCTTTGGTAGCACTAATTGCTGTTGTTGTGTTGTGGCACCATACAGTTGGTTCTCAAGCAGCCAAAGGTTAACGCCGCGATTAGATAGGTTTTGTAGGTTATAAAACAGTGCTTGTCTGCCAGCGTTGACATATTCGGGCGTCATTTCTTCTGCCGTCTTACCAGCATCACGAAAAGCATAAGAAAGTAACTGGTCAACATTAATCGTTGTCTGACCAGTTGTATTAGAATAAGCCAAGGTTATCTCCCGCGGCCAGCGGCTCGCTTAGTTACTTTTTGTGGTAATTTTTCTTTTGCAGGGCCGGCCTTAACAAACTCTTTGCCAACCTTTTTGGGTATTCCTATTGTGCTCTTGCCAGCAGCAGCCGCGTACATTGCAGCTTGCTGATCCTTAGATTTGTAAGGCATATTATTGGCCTAAGTTTGGTTGACCCATTGGTGGGTTTGGCATTGGAGCTGTTTGCGGCATTGGTGCTTGTGGCATTGGAGCCTGCGGTAATTGGCCGGGCATACCCGCAGCCTGTAATTGGCTAGGAGGCATTTGCTGCATTAACTGTCTTTGCATGTCAGGGGACAATGTCGCCATACCAGCCTGCATACGTTTTTTGCGCTCCATTTCGGCATTGGCCATCGGGCCAGTTAATCCACCAACTTGAAAATTCTTGACCGTATTGTCACCCTTACCTGCTGCGCTTTTAACTGTTAACTCTTTAGTCTTTGACTCAACTTTTTTAAGTTTGTCTGCGTCGCCAGCCTTCATCTTGTTTGTCTTGGATACATCAGAGCCCTTAAATGCTGGATTGTCTGCTGCCTTAGACGGTGCGTCCGCCTTTTTGTCGCCGGTTGGTTTAACCTTCTCCATCTTAACAGCGTCGCCTGCAGGCTTAGATTTTTCCTTGGCAACGTCGCTACCAGCGCGTCCACCTTCTTTAATCATCTTGGGCTTCATCTTTTTAGCAGACTCAATGCTCTCGATGTCTTTGTCTGTCTTCTTGGCGCCGTATACACCGCCGCCGTCCTTATATTTCTTTACGGTGCCCTTTTCTTTTTTAGAACGACCGCCTTTTTTTAATTTAATTTCTGTGGGCTCTTTGTCGTGTTCGGCTTCGTCATGCTGCTTAAAGGCCTTCTTAATCATAGCCTTGTCTTGCTTCTCGTCGTCAACCTCACCGCCCTTTTTGTATGCCTTACCGCCACCACACATCTCTTTTTCAGTTTTAGCGTGGCCGCCTTCTTTAAAGCAAGCCATTTTAGGTAATGATTTAAATCCGTCCATTTTTGTATCCTCGAGGTTATTATTGTTAAATAGGATGATCAGTCCTTATACTTATTAATGCACAAAAACTAGATTTTAAGCCCTAGATGTCTTGCAAAAACAGCTGTTTTTCTTTAATTCTTCTTGGGAGCAAGATAGATGGCTTAACCCAATCCAAAAAATGATCGGCTGCGGTGTTGTAGTCACCTTCGTTTAGGTGACGAACTACAGATGAAGTTTTGAAATGTTCTTCACCAATGTTGTAACAGAGGCTCGCTAGGGCGTCGTATTGGTTCTGGGTAAGGCTAACCCTCACCGAAGTTGTGATCGCTTCGTCACACCACTTTAAATCGCTTCTAAACAGCTCGTCCACCTGTTCGTCTGTTAATATGACGTGTAATAGGTACTGTTCGGTTGGTTTGATGAGGTGCCCGACTCCAATGGTCCAAAGACCCCTAGAATCTTTGTACGCTTTGTGGCGTTTCCCCTCAAATTCCTCAATTGTGCTCAGTGTTGATTCTGTAATTGCCACGATGGCTGTCTCCAATGTTTGAAAATATGACGGAAATCTGGCGAAGAGTATGCACGTACATATAGATATGCACACAAGAATACGTTTTAGCATGGTAGTTATCTAGCGTTTTCGAAGGCTTGTAGGTCGATTAGCTGTTGTGCTACTTTGAGGTACTTGGCGTTGTTTTCGGCAGCGACACTGAGGATGGTAGCAATGTCAACGGCGGAGGTGGCTCCATCAGTGCTGCTGGGGGTCGAGGCCTCTCCAACTGCACTGGCGTCGTACACCCGAACAAAGCCACTACTAATAGCGCAAGTAGCGTTGCTATCAGTGCGTACCGCACTAGAAATTTGTTTTTGTAGACTGGCGTTGACAGATCCCAGCTTGTCAATTTGTTTGATATAGTTAGCAACAATTTCGTCACCCTTTCGTTGAATGTCATTTATCTTCTTTTCCGCCAAAATGTTGGCATGTTCTATTTTAGCAACATAGTAGTCAGATGTCCAGCTATATGAAAAATAGCCAGATAGGATGGCAGAGGTTGCTGCAACGATAAGGTAGATGTAGATACTACTGATCAAGTTTTTGAACATTGTCTTTCTGCGTAGCGGCCTTTCCTCCGATTAATACACCAGCACCACCGAGAAGCGTACCCATTCCCATGCCGTACTCAGACGGCTGGAATGCGTGGTTGGTGATAACGTGGGCAATACCTAAACCGATAAAGGATAGAATTGCTAGGAAAGATGACACCCTAGCAATACACCAAGTGCGGTTGTCGTCCTCAGTGAATAGGTCTAAAAAGAATCGTTTCATTTTTCTTGTAGTTTGTCTAGCTTGTCTTCTACCCTATGGATGGCTTTAAGAACCTCTTCCCAACGTGCTGTAAAGTCTTCCTTGTGCATGTAGTTTTCAGCTAAGTGTGTACGCAGGTCATGTAAATCGTTTTTAAGATCTTGAACTGCGGTCCAGAGTTCTTTACAGAACCAACCGATTGCCACACAGATAAGGGGAAGTACTGTGTTAATGAGTGTCTGGATGTCCATATTATTTTGCAGTCTCTTTAATTAAACGTTCAGCAGCCTGGTCAATTGCCATCTGAATAATAGGACTTGGATTTTTTGTAGGCTCTTGTGTTACAATTGGCTCCGGAGCTGGTACAACAGCAACGGGCTCCTCTTTTGTTTCCTTAAGTTCAGCCTCAATAGCTTCTAATTTTTCTTCAATTTGGTCTAAATTTGACATTGTAGTTCCTTGGTTGGGTTAATCACAGCAGTAGATGTTTCTCGATCAATATTCAATTCACCGTGGCAGATAATATTCCAGTCACCACCCTCTTGTTCACTTTCAGATACTACATTAATTTTAACGTGTTTAAACAGGTATTCTTTGTCATTTTCAAATACACGCCAAACATGATTTACAGTACCTCTACCTTCCATGCCTCGTGACTTGTTAAACCGTATACGGTACTTGTTCATATTACTTCTGCGGAAGGTTTACAAGTTGTCTGCGTTGCTTGATTAGGTGCTAATGAAATATTAAAATGCACGAATCGCATCGGTTTTTTTGACATATGCCGTGTAAACGAATGTGGCAACCATGCATTTGTAAGTATTAAACTACCTTCTTTTGGTTCAAAATTAACGATATTGCTTGCGGGAGTGTGGGAATTTACATTCTCTTCATACACTCCGCCTTGCACTTTCCCCGCTTTTGGGTCATGGAATAAAACCCTTGAGCAATCTTTTGGGCAGTCTAAGAAATAAAAACCAACAATTTGCGATCCTGCACCATGTACATGTTGTTCCATCAATGAGTGCTTGTAGTGTTCTTGACACCACATTTCTGTAAAGTAAGTGCCTAAATCTTTTACGTTGTACCCTTGGTCTGCCAATATATCCCAGCCCACTTGAGCAACAAAATTAGCAAAATCTAATACCCTTGGATCAAAATTAATATTTCCTGTCATATGCACAGGGTATACATCGTTTAACTTCTTTTCT